CCTGTGGGGATGCGTTCGAACCCGAGTGGTCAGGACTTGACCTCCCAGCATTATCCATGCAATGCTCCTTACACCTGCATGGTGGTTGTGAAGGCCGTCCTTCCTAACGGGACGGCCTTCACGTTTGGTGGCTAGTTAGGCTCGCGTCTGACGATGTGAAATCCGTCGCACATGTCGCATTTGATAATCGTCATGGGCTCATCGACTCGTTCTTGCACGATGTCAAACGCGCGCTCAGCGTTCTCAAATGAGAGATACTTGTTCAGGCCGGTCCAACACTTCTTTGGCCGTAGCCGAACCGACCAGGATTCGTCCATGACGACATCGCCGACTTCGGCCGGGCGCCACCAGGCCCGGCACTTGTTACCTTGGCGCTGTCCCTACGCCCTGACCGCATCCTCAATCTCGTGAAAAACTGAGTCTCTGGCTCGCACGATCACTACGTTCTGAACCATGACGCTGGCTCACACGGTAATCTTGGTCTATACGCTGTGCTTGGCTATCATGACCGCCTCGCCGCCTCACGGAGATACCGCGTGAGCGCCTTCCGCACGATTGCCGATGCGGTCGTGTTCTTCGCCTGGCAGTGCTCAAGCAGCGCCGCGCGCATCTCCGGATCAACTCGAACCTTCAGCTCAGCCAGCTTTTCTGCTGGTCGGCCGACCGGCCGGACTGTCATCACGCCTCCCTGCATCGCCCGAATCCGTACCCCAATTCTCTCCCTACCAGGGCACGCCGTCTACATGGGTATGGCAGCTCTGCTATTAGGTGACAGGAATGGAACCTAAGAATTTGATAAGCAACTCTATGTATGTAGGGGCTGGTGTGCGGAATTAGCGGCCCCAGCGGAAAATTCCGCACCCCCTCAGAGCCGGGACGTAGGCGGTTGCATTTCCGCAGACCTGCGCTCCTGCAACCACACTTTCAGACCTGTCGCGGTACATAAAGCGCTGAGACGGCCTACAAATCCAGAGCCGGCTGGCCCCAGAGGGAAACCGATATCCCGCCGTCCGCCCCTAGCTCGGCCCTGAGCTGCAAGGTGCGCAGGACATCGCGGCGCTCCTCCACGCTGAAGCTACGCCAGGCTGCCTGAGCATCCAGCTCCTGGACACGGGCCTGTGGGTGGGGCACACGCACACGGGCCGCCAGGCCGGCGTCACGGCGCCCTCGGGCTGCCTCTAGGTCCGCACGCCAGCCGGCTTCGAGCGGCAAGGCGAACTCAAGTGACACTTCGTTCCTTCTGACCCGTTCGGCCAGATCGGCCAGTTGGGACTCTAGTCCCATTACCTCAGAAGTCGCATCTTGGACATTCGCGTCATCGTGAACCTCGCGCACGATCGACCACCTCGATAACGCTTTCTCCTGCACAACCACCTCGGCAACCTCAGCGTTGATCCGGCACTTCCCACAGGCGCCGGGGTTGACCGGCGTCTTCTTGCAGCGGTAGATCCGCGTGCCAGTGTTCCCGTGCTGGACGTACATCGGCACCCCACAACGCCCAAACAGGAAGCCGCCGAGCAGGTGATGGGCCGGCCGCCCTTGTCGCTGCCGCTCAGGCGCCTTCAAGATCGCAAGCAGCTCCGTGTGCTTGTCGTGCCCGACGATCGCAGCCGTGCGGTCATGCACGAGAATGCGGCGCAGTGTGGTGACGGCCCAGCGCGAGCCACGAGCCGTCGTGATGTCCCGTTCGTTGAAGTCGTTGACGATGGTCAGGAGCTTGGTCCCGCCCAACACGCGATCGGCTGCCTCCCGGATGACCTCGGCTTCATGGTCGATCTGGCCATTACCGAACGCCTCGAAGCCGTACAGCCGCTCGCCAGGCACGAAGCCACGTGCCCGAGCCTCCACCAGGCCCGCCAACGTCCGCTCGCGAATCAGCTCACGCTCGAACTCAGCGAATGCGGCCAACAAGATGAAGAAGATCCGCCCTACTGGCGAGCCGGTATCGATCGACTCGCGCAGCGAGACGAACTTGACGCCACGGTCCCGGAGATCCATGACGGTCGTGTAGAGGTGCTGGAAGTTGCGCCCGAGCCGGTCCAGCTTCCAGACGTACAGCTCATCACTCGACGCGAGCGAGTCGAGCAACATCGCCAGCTCCGGCCGGTCGTCGCGAGCCCCGCTCTGCTTTTCAACGCGGATGTCATCTACGTCGGCCTTGAGCAGCGCGCTCCGTTGCAAGCTGAGATCCTGGTCTTCCGAGCTGACCCGGGCGTATCCGTATCGCACCATTTGCCCTGCTCCGGTAGGTGTCCGTGCAGGTAGCATACTTGACAGAGACGAAGGGTTGCGTCAAGTTTGGCAGGTCTGAAGAAGTGCCCCCGCGCGAGGACGAGTCGCCGGGGGCTGGCACGGAGAGGAGACCTCCATGCAGGACGATCCTACCGTCGAGTGCCTATCGTGCCTCGGCCTGCCTGAGTGTGTGGGCGGCTGCCCCACCTGTGGGGGCACGGGCGAGGTGCCGGACACCGGCTGGACTGACCTGGCTGTCGAGCGGCGCCTTGAGCGCGAGCACTTCGGGGAGGCGTTCTAGGTGGCGACCAGGCGACCCGGGCGCCCGACCGCCCGCCCCTCCCACAGGCCCCCGGCGCCAGCCGCGCAGGAGGAGATCGGCTTCGTGGGCATCACGCCACGGTTGATCGCCTGCGGCAAGTGCGCGGCCGTGATCGCGGACACCGATGTCGCCCGCCAGATGCACGCCAAGTTCCACGAGGCTCTGCGAGCCCTGTGGGGACGCCAGAGCTGATCATCCAGGCAATCAAGCTGAAGGGCCACCTACTCGGGTGGCCCTTCGCCTTGCTCGGGATGCCGATCGAGCCAGGCATCGACCTCGCTGCGTCGGTAGCGCGGCCTCGTGCCAGCCCAATGGACGGGTGGGCCGGTGCCGGCGCGACGCCACTTGCGAACGGTGGCGACGTGGACGTGCAGGTAGTCGGCTAGCTCCTGTTCGCTCATCAGCGGCTCACCCATGCGCAGAGGGTACGGGGCTTGCTGGGCAGGACTCCCTAGCGCACACTTACGCTCAGCTTCGCTCACCAGCGTTCGGAGTCACAGATGGAGCAGATCAGCCCGAGGTGTCAGGACGGGCGCCATTTCCAATGCCAACACTGGTGGTGGGTTCTCAAGGACCACATCGCGTTGACGTGCTTCTGCTGGTGTCACAAGCGCGTCTAGGTCCCGATGTCCTCAACTAGGATGAACGCGGGCGCGTTGGCGTTGGCAAGGACCGTCAGGTTCCCCGAGCTTGAGATCCGTGCGGCGGTGATCTTGTACGTGTGCGAGCCGGCGGTCGGCGTGCCGATCCAGATGGGGCACGCGCCGTGGGTGGAGAAGCCAGTGTTCCGCGAGACAGCGCGGAACTCCTGTAACTGCGTGCCGCCCTCCTTGATGCGGTAGGACCCCCGCTCGTCAAGAACGTCGATGAGGATCCCCGGTGTGTAGCCGGTGATCTTGATGCGCCGGCCGCTGTTCACGCTCACGGTCACGGCCAGGCCGGTGATGTCGGCCTCGGTCGTAATGCCGGCCTGTGAGGCGGTGATCTCGGCATACCCGAGCGTTCCTGGGATATCTGAGGCTCTGACGTAATTGCCTGCGCTTGGCATGGTTGCTCCTAGATGGCATACACGCTTGGGTGGGCCAGCTCGACAGTCGCTCCGCTCTCGTGGCTCTTCACGACTCCATTCACCGAGCGGGTAACCGTGAAGGTCTGCGACGCTCCCGCACCAGCGACAGCGGTTACGGTCATGACCTCGCCACCGACCCTAATGTCGAAATCACCATCAGCGTGAGACCACACCGGGCCAGAAGGAGTGCTCACATCTACGTCGGTCTCAGTTGCGTCAAGCGCTTCCGCCGTCGTGGTGCCGTCGCTGGAATACCGGAACCGGACATCGTCATAGATGCCGATCGATCCCCAAGGCGACTCCGGCGAGCAGTTGATTGCGATGGTGTGTTGCTTGTTCGCCATGAATTCCTTGAAGCCCTGAGCGAGCTGTGTGATATCGTCGGGCGGTAGCCAGGCAGGCGGGTTCACCACCACCAGCCGATCTCCGACGTCGAGCCCTCGTGTGTCGAGCGCTAGCTGCTGGTTGGCTCCAATGAAGTTGCCACGCGCAAGGTTCACCGCCAGCACCGGGTATCGAGCCTCATCAACCGTGCCGAGGTGCACCAGCCAGCTCGCCCGGTCTTCTAGTGAGCTATCGAATTCCACGTTAAGGGTGACTTCTTCGTCATAGCGGCCAACGCCATCAGGAGGACTCAGCACCGACAAGGAGCCGTCCTCTTTGACGTAGCGTGCGGAGGAACCCCCTGGCCGCTTGGCGGTGATGTCGTTGCGCACGTTCTTGTCATCGTCAGTCGGCTCGATGCCTGACAGGTCCTTGGCGCTGTAGTCAAGGGTGAGCCTGGGAGTCTGGTTGTACATTGACTCTCGCGTGCGGTAGGCCAGCCCGAGCACGTCCCTCGGCTCGTACAAGATCCCGCCGTCAGCATCAGCAGCCTCACGCAGCAGGTCAATGAGCTTGCTGGGTAGCTGGTAGCCCATCCGTGCGGTCGGCACGCTGGCCCCGACCGCACGGAAGAAGACGCCTTCTTCAGAGCAGAGCCGCTGGATTCTGCCGCCTGCTGTCTCGGCGAGCCAGCTATTATGCTCGTAGGCGAGATCAGCGAGCTGTCTGATCTCGCTGTGGACGGCAATATGACCAACAACCAGATCCCCGAGATTCCCCCCCGGATTGATGATCAGCCTGGTGCAGCGTGAGACGGTCTGGGCGTTGATGGTGCCGCTGGTCCCGCCGATTATGAAGGTACCGAACTCGTGAGTGTTGACCGACCAGTCGATGTTAGCACCGTTCTGCGCCAGCGAGATCTGACACCGGACCTGCTTGGTGTCGATGTTGAAGTCGATCACGCCAGAGTCAAAGGCGGTCGCGCCGTCTGCGTCAAAGCCTTTGAGGCGCAGATCACCACCACCACCCTCGTAGGTCAGGTCCCACCGCACAATCGTGCCGGTCGTGTAGATGCTGATGATTGCCTGCCCGGCCGTGGCCGAGCCGCCTACGGTGGGGACCTGCATGAGGAACCACACCTGGACGCTACCAGTCCCGGTGTACGTGGGGACGGTGCCCCTCCATTGCTGGCCGGTTGCCAGGGGCAGTGGGGCGCTAGACTTCCACCCGTCAAACTGCGCTGGCTGGGGCGTACCGGAGATCAGCATTGGCTTACCACCAGCCAGCGCAGACGCGATCGAAGTCGCGTCTGCGCCGTCCTCGCATGGCCAGTAAGCCTTGGGCGGGGTGGCCAGCGAGATTGTCCCCCGGTATAGCGTGGACTTGAGTGGTGAGGATCCCTGTTGCAGCCGGCGCAAGACCCCCGACGCCTCAATCGGCACCCACACGTCTGTTCCGGTGGTGTCCCACCGCTGCGGCCACTCGGATATCTCACCTGTGAACCGAATATCAGCCCCAATCGCCACTTGAATGGGGGTGTTGCGACCGATCTTCCCGTACAGCCAGGAAGTAGGGTTGCGCGGAGAGAATTGCCCATCCCGGTTGTTCAGCTCACTCGTCATTCGAGACGGGTCTACAACCGTAGCCTCGTTCGCTGTTCCCCGGTCAACGACAATGTTCGCCCGGTCACCACCGAACACAAACGGCGTGATGTCGATCCAGGAACCATTGACGTAAATCTTGACGTTGATGTCCAGCAACGCCTCAGGGAACGACGCAACCGGAGGGTTGCTAGCGATCGGGACCGGTCGCCGGGTACCCCTCCGAGGCCCGACAATCCTGCGTCGAG